AAACGAAGGCGATTTAGTATTAGATAACACAGCAGGAAGCGGAACTACTGCAATAGCTTGTTTGAATACAAACCGTCAATTTATAGTAATGGAAAAAGAACAAAAGTATTACGATATTATTTTAAAGAGGGTGGAAGATTTTAATAAAAATTTTGAAACGCAAACTCTCTTTGGAAACGGAATGTAGCCCTTGCGTATAACTAATGTATAGTTGCCATTACTTGCAATTATACATCCAAAATAGAATGTTATACGAAATAAATATCCAATAAAATTGCAATTACCAATTATTTTTATATATTTGGTAGCATGAAATTAGACAGACAATCAAGGAAGATGGCGGTTATTTACATGCGGATCACATTATGCCATTTTCTATTTATAAAGAATTAAGATTTGATATTAATAACGGTAGAACTCTTTGCGAGCCGTGTCATAGAAAAACAGATACATACGGGGGTAAAATATATAAATATGGAAAAAAAACTAATTAAAACAAAAGATTTAAACAACAATAATGGTCAAATAATTGGCCTGGCTAAGAACCCGAGGTTTATTAAAAGTGATAGGTTTGATAAATTAAAAAAATCAATTGAAGAAAACCCAGAAATGCTTGAATTGAGGGAGATTATCGCTTATGACAATACAGGGGAGTTAGTAGTAATTTGTGGAAACATGCGGTTAAGAGCGTGTAAGGAATTGGGAATAAAAGAGGTTATGGTAAAAATATTACCTCAATCTACTGATGTCAACAAGCTAAAGGCATACACAATAAAAGATAACGTAGAATTTGGGGCAAACGATTTTGATTTACTTGCGAATGAGTGGGACACGATCGAACTTGAAAACTGGGGGGTGGATTTGCCGAAGGATGCTGGCTTTGCCATTGACTTAGAAGACGATAAGTTACCAGAGGAAAAGACTTGCCCTAATTGCGGTATCAAAATTTAATTTTGTATATTTGATAAAATGTCGAGAAAAGTCGAATTATGGCAGGAGGTAATTGTAAAATAAGACCCGAGGACAACCCGAAACCTTTCGTTAAGGGTCAAAAAACAGGTATAGGCTACCCAAAGGGTGTACCTAACACAAAAACACGCTTAAAACGCTTGCTTGAAATTGTTATGACTAAACAAAACCCGTTCACAAAAGAAACGGAGGGTTTTAGCGTAGCTGAGCAAATGGACGTGGCTTTGATTGTAAAAGCATTAAAAGGGGACGTTGGGGCGTATCGTGAAATTATGGATCGGTTCGAGGGTAAGGTTACAAATACGCACGAGGTTAAAACTGACGCACCGATTACGCAACCGATAATTCATGTAATAAAAGGGGATTCGCCACCGTTGTCAAATTCTGAAAATGATGTCGACGAATGAGAACGATAGTGCGTACAAGGTAACGCCTGTATTTGATGCTAATTATCAAGCTACTGAAAGGATCATAGTTAATCAAGGCGGGACTTCGAGTGGAAAAACCTACGCAATACTACAAGTATTATTTTTTAAAGCGATATATGAGCCAGGGGCGGTTATTACCGTAGTGGGTCAAGACGTGCCAAATTTAAAGGCAGGGGCGTATAGAGATGCCAAAGGTATTTGGGCTTCGAGTATTTTTATTCAACAATTTTGTGGACGTCCAAATGAAACCGACCGTTTGTTTAGTTTTAGTAACGGGTCTTTGATTGAGTTTAAAAGCTACGCAGACGAGCAGGACGCAAAGAGTGGTAAAAGGGATTACCTTTTTGTGAATGAAGCCAATGGCGAGGATTACATGACTTACTACCAGCTTGATTTAAGGACCAGAAAGAAAATATATTTAGACTACAACCCGAGCGCTCCGTTTTGGGTACATGAAAAATTGATTGGCGAATCACACGTTAGGCTTATTATAAGCGATCACAGGCATAATACCTTTCTAAGCAAGCAACAACACGATTTAATCGAGAACATTCCGGATAAAGAACTTTGGAGGGTTTATGCTCGAGGGTTGACTGGAAACATAAGCGGATTGATATTTCCGAATTGGACACCGATTGAGCCTGAGAAGTTCCCAGACGTTGATTGCGTTGGGGGTCTTGATTTTGGGTGGGTAAATGACAGTACAGCCCTTGTAAAAGTGGCTAAGGTTGGCGATTCTATTTTTGTAAAAGAGTTAGCGTACGAGGCAGGAATGGATATGCGGACCATAAAACAACTGATTGATGCCAATGGCTTAGAACAACAAGTGACCTATGCAGACCACGCACCCGAGAACATTGCAGAGTTAAGGCGTTTGGGTGTAAATGTATTAATGGCTCGCAAAGGTCAAGGCTCAATTAAAGCGGGTATATTGTTAATGAAGTCCATGAAGTGGTTTTATACCAATGATTCCAAGAACTTAAAAGAGGAGCTCAAGCGTTACGAATGGGTCAAGGATAAAGCCACTGGCAAAAGCACAAACGTGCCGATTGATAATTTTAATCACGCTATTGATGCAATTCGATACGCTTTTTACACACACTATTTTCGTGGATAACGAAATAAAGTTTGGTAAAATGATACCCTCACACCAGTACGGATAAAATTAAATTTGGTTTTGGGTGTTATTACCTTGCTGAACTGGTTGTTGTAAAATAATAGGTATATCTCCATTGGCAACCGTTGGCGAATCTAAAACGGTTCGTAATTCGTTTGGTGTAAGTGATTGGATCAAGTTGTTTGCAACAAGTGGACTTAATCGGTTTATGATGTCGATTACGCCCCCCCCCCCGTTTGCGATGTTTAAATCTATGTCTTTTAGCATTTGTATGGCTTGTAATTGGTTTATGATACCTGCTTGTGAAAGTTCGATTACCGAAGCGACACGGCTTTTGATTAAGTCCTCTTCGTTCTTTTTGTCGGCCTGCAATATTTGGACATGTGAATAGTCGGCTTCTAAATGAAACCCCTCTTTGATTCCAATGAATTTAGTAAGTGCCTGTGTAAACTCATCGGCTTCGGGAATGATCGTATCTTGGTAGCATTGAATAAGGGCGTTCTTTACGTTCTCGTATGTTTGATTTTTACTTGAAAATATGTTTATATTCATACCAAAATGATCTACAATGGTCAAATGGTTGGCGTCAACCTCTTCGAACAATAATAAATCACGAGTTGGGTAGGTCATTGGTTGCCATTCGATGTCGCTCGAGGTAATTAACACCCGTTTTTGACCGTTACCGATTCCGTATTCCTCTACTAATTTATCCTGTATTTCTTTTTTCTCTTCGGGTTTTAATGGTATTGATCCAGTTACGTCCCTCGATCTGTTCTTTAAAATACCGATTGCGCCTTTTTCAGCCATTATGATATTTCGATAATCGTATGCAAGTTTGGTATTACTGATTGGTAACGCAAGCGAAACCAATGGACTTTTACCAATTACAGGATTGTCTAAGTCGTCCAATTTAGTGTACATAATATCGCTGGTAGCGAATTCTTTTTTGCTTGTGCTATCTTTATAAGTGTATGAACTGATTACTTCGTTGATGTCGATTTGATCGAATACCTTGCCAGTCATGTTTATGGTCATGTATGCAGGCGAAATATTCATTAAAGATATTGGGTACTTAGTTAAGCCCGATGGTTTATTTTTGTAGATAAACTGGTTGCCGTAAATTTGCTCTTGGGTCTTAAAATTCCGAAGCCATTTGTTCATTGACTGGAAAATATTCGGGTTTTGGATTAATTTATGCAGGTCTTTGTCTTCGGCTACTTCGCCAGTATTTGTATTGATTAACCGCAGATTCATATTTGAGAACATGGTTGCCTTTTTGTCTACAATTTGGCGTATCTGCGGGATTGAGTTATAAATGTTATAAGGTTTGTCGGTGTCGAGTATTACTGATTCCTTGCGTCCGAGAATATAATTATTTCGATAAACAAAACCCGAATTATCTCGGCTGAATAAATTTCCGAAAAAGTTGCTTAAAAAATTTGACATGCTATTTTTTATAACAAATATACATATCTTTGTGTAAATTCAAACAAGCAAAAAAAATGAATTTAAAAGATAGTAAACTAAACAAAGCCTACGCAGTCAAAGAAGGACTTGCTGAATTTGCCGTAAAGGACGTTGATAGCGTTGGGCGTGTGGTGACTGGATTTTTTAATACGTTCAACTATTTTGATAGCGACGGCGACGTATTGATGTTAGGAGCAGCAAAGAAGTCAATCCAAGAGCGTGGTCCGCAATCTCAGGGCGTTGCTAAAATTAAGCACGCAATGTTTCACGATTTGACAAGGTTGCCGGGAAAGATTCAAGTAATTGAGGAACGGGAACACAACGGTATGTCTGGTATCTATTTTGAAACCAAAATGTCAAAGACCACCGAAGGCATGGATGCGCTTAAAAATTATTTGGACGGAGTTTATGATAATCATTCCATTGGATTCAAGTATCTTAATATAGAAGCGGTTCAAAAAGGAACAAACGAATGGGCGAAATACATTAACTTGCTTGTGAACCCGAAAGATGCTGACGAACGAGAATACATGTTTATAGTAAAAGAAATTGCTTTGTACGAGGGTAGCACCGTGGCGTTTGGAGCAAATATGTTAACGCCTTTCTTGGGCATTAAAAGCGAAAACAAACAAGCGATGCAAATCGCTATAAACCAACGTATCGATGCAATCGGTAAAACGGTAAAGTCGGGGTCGCAGTCCGACGAAATGCTTTATTCTTTGGAGTTACAATTACTCCAGTTAAAGCAATTATTCCAAGAGTTGCACTTTGAGCAACCAATTAACGTTAAAGACACTTTGGTGCAAACGCCAGAGCCGTCTAAGTTGATCGGTGTTGATAGTACGATTAAAGGAATAGACTACAATTATTTATTAAAAAACTTTAAACTTTAAAAAAATGGATTCTAAAGAACAAGAATTGATTGACAAAATCAAATCGGAAATTAAAACGGCGGTTGAGGCTAATAGCTTAGAATCGTTAAAAAGCGTTCACGCTGACTTAGATGTTTTAAAAGCTGAAAAAGCAACGTCTGAACTTTTAAAAACAGAAATTGCAACGGTTCAAGCTGAATTGAAAGCGTTAAAAGAAACGGCTGCAAAAACAGAAGTTTACAACGATTTAAAAAGCCAAATTAAAAACTGGCAAAAAGAAAACGAAGTAGCCATTAAAGCGTTACGAAGCGGTCAAAAAGCTGACTTATCTCCATTGAGTATTAAGTTAAACAGCCCAATGACACCTTCGAACTCTTATAACTCTTCGGCTTATTTACCGAAACCTGAGTTTCAATTAGGAGCAAACGAAATTGTTCGTGTACAACCTACAATGTGGGATGTATTACCAAAAGGACGTACTTCGTCTGCGGCTTACGTATGGGTAAACAAAAAGAATCCAGAAGGTGCGGCTGCGTTCATAGGACCAGGCGTTGCAAAACCAGGAATATCTTTTGAGATCGCAACCGAAATTTCTAATGCTAAAAAAGTAGCTGTTTCTGAAAAGTTCGCTATTGAATTGCTTGACGATATTGAAGGTATGCAATCATGGTTGGAGCAAGAAATTGAATACCAATTAAAGTACAAGGTTAACACTACGTTAATGACTGGAACGGCTTCGTCTACGGTACCTGCTGGTATTCAAACGATCTCGACTGGGTTTACATTAACTACCGTTGAAACCCCTGATCCTAATAACTGGGATGCGATTCGTGCTTGTGTTGCTCAATTGAGAAGTGGAAACCTAATGGGTGCCGTTACTGCGTTTGTCAATCCGATTGATTATGCTAATATGGTAATGACCAAAGCGGTTTCACAAGGTCAATTGTTTATCGCAGGCGAAACTGGAGCAAATGTTATCGAGGATAACAATATACCAGTAGGATACGTTCAAGTTGCGTTGTTGGATTACTACAAAGTATTAATCTACAAAGATTTGACAATTACGTACGGCGTTGAGAATGACGACTTCACTAAAAATCTTATTACTGCGGTTGGTGAGATGAGAATCCACCAATTCTTTAGCGAGAATCATACAGGAGCGTTTATTTACGACACGTTCGCAAATATTAAAGCGGCAATCACGCCTGCCCCTTAATTAATTAACTAAACGGGGGCTTCGGCCTCCGTTTTAAATTAAAACAAATATGGCAAATTTAGTGCATTTAAAAGCAGCAAAAGCGGGAACGGAACTTAAATCTAATAAGTGGAAGCTTAACCAAGATTTATTTGTAAGTCCAGAGGTTGCTGAAAAGTTTGTAAAACGTGGTTATGCCAAGTATGCAGACGAAAAAGAAGTTGAAGTAAAAGAAGTAAAACCAAAAAACATTAAAAAGAAATGAAAAATTTATTAATAACATTATTTGCATTGTTTACGCTAAGCGCAAGCGCAGGAGTGGAAAACATGCGCAGCAACGTTAATGCGTTGACTGATACGTGCGTAAACACGGGAACGGCTTACTTGGATATTACGTTAAACAACGTATATCAATCGGTAAGCGTACAAGTTGTGATTACTGAAATAAGTGGAACGACTGGCGGTTCTGTATGGTTGCAAGGGTCTTTAGATGGAACTAATTTTAATAACGTAGGTGCTGACACGTTAACGCCTGCGGATGTGGCTTCTCAAAGTCATGTATTTATTAGCCCAAATACGCCTTACAAATATTACAGAGTATTATTCACAGGTACTGGAACCATGTCTGCTACGATTGCAGCAAAAGCGTTTTTAACGCCTTCTGCTGGTGCGGTTAAGCACAATGTATCTAATCTATTAGATGCGGCAGGTTTAGTCGATGACACGATCGCAAACAGCGCAACGGGGTACATTGGTTTAGGTATTGAGCAATACTATGAGAATGTAACTATTCAAGCGGTTGTAACTAAATTAAGCGGAACGGCAGGCGGAACGGTAACGGTTCAAGGTTCTATTGATGGAACTAACTACGTTACGGTTAAAGCAGCTTATATTAGTTCTACAACAATGAGTGTTTCAAACGTTACGACAAATACCAAATTATTCGTTGTAACTGGAAGCCCGTATCGTTATTACAGACTAAGTTATACTGGTACCGGCACCATGTCATGTAAATTGAATGGGTATATCTTGCCGAACAAAGACAATTTAAAATAATACCATGGGGTTGGTAATTGAAATAACCGACTTTTCGAGCGGAAAATACAAGGTATCACAATCGATTCATACCGATTTGGCCTTGTATATTGCTCGCTACGAGAAACAAATGCTTGTGGAGTTGTTGGGAGCAGAACTCGCTACGCTTTACATAGCAGATTTAACGGCTCAAGCTCCTGTAACGGCAAAATATTTATCGTTGCACAATGCTTTTTACGAAGACGATGGCGACAAAATACGGTCAAGTTCTGGTATTAAAGACATGCTTTTGGGTTTTATTTGGTTCGAGTACACTCGGGACTTGGTTGTTAAACACACCATAAACGGATTAACGAAAAACCTTAGCGAAGCCTCGGAGGGTATTCAATATACCGAGAATGTGATTTATCAATTTTATAACGAAGCGGTGCGGACACATAATACCATTCAATGGTATATTGATGAACACGCCACGGATTACCTCGAGTACAATGGTCAATGTAAACAAATAACTGGCTGGGCGTTATGAGTATAGTTGCAAATCATACAAGGTTTTTTCCTGACATATTGCAAGATGTGTTGGATGCTATGAACAAAACAATTACGGTTACTGCGATTACCGATAATGAAGACGGTTCATATACTTTGGATGTATGCGACGTTAAGTACTTGCAAGCTGGTTTTTCCCAACAAATCGGCGAAGCAACTTACACGATAGACGAAGTTGACCACGCAAACAAGCAAATAACGGTAATTGGAAGTATAGCGCCACCTACTGGAAATTTTACTGCGTATAGCATTAAATTTTACCACGGTACGATCGTACAGACGAATTCGGAATTGGCTCGTTTAATGAACGTGAGCGATAAAACACCAATGATTTATTTATTGGAAAGTTTTCGGGAAACGTTTAACCGTGACACGGCACTATCTAAGGAGCGGACCTCGGATGTTAGGTTGTTTTTCTTGACCCAAGCGAATTTTGAGGACTGGGTAACGTCTGATTACTACGCACAGTCACTGCGGGCGATGCGTAACTTATTAGATTTATTTATCCTTACTTTGGATTCCAACGCACAATTTGATCGCTTATTTGAATACCGAGCCACGAGCAGAACTCGATTTGGATTGGAATCTACTGAAAAAGGTTATTCGATTAACTATTTTGGAGATAATTTGAGCGGGATTGAGTGCGATTTTTCGTTCGACATTAAAAGAGATATGTCGTGTGTATGTAATTGTTAATAAAATTAAATTAAAAAATAGAAATTATGAGTGCAAATGCTTGTCAATGCGACTTCACTTTAGGCAACACAGGTGCGCCTAATTGCAAGACCATTTTCGAAGTACCTAAAAAGTTTATATTCACGTCTTACTATACTTCTACTGGAGCAGTAAACGAACTAAACATTGGTGGGGCTTTGGATTCGGCTCAGTATTTGGCTTTGGTTGCCAATGCTGACGATAAACTAAAATGGTTCCCGACACCAGATGTGGACGGTGTAACCATGACCAGAGGCGAGAATGTTTACGAAACATTACCAAGTGGTAAAAAAGTATTCATTCAAGAGGGTCAAAACGACATCGGTTTCTTTTTTGTTGAATTGGATTCCGTTTTCTTGGGAAAATTAAAGTCGATCGGTTGTGGTGATATGGGATTTTTCGAAATTTCAACTACTAAGGATTTGATCGGAATGGTGGGTTCAAGTGCTACAAAATTAGCACCGATTAAGTTTGATTCTGAAACTTTCTCTGCGTTATTGCAAAGAAAAACGTATGACAGTTCTCAAAAGATCAACGTTATGCTACAGTATGATTCTGCTATGCGTGACGAAGATTTGAGAATCGTGAAGTATTCCGAAATGGATTACGACCTTCACAATCTTAACGGTTTAGTTGATATTATTGGAGCTACGGCCACAAGTATTTCAACTACTGGATTCACAATGAAAATGAATACTTACTACGGTACTGTATTGAACCCATTGAGAGTAAAAGGGTTGGTAGCTGGGGACTTTACGTTGTATAACGTTACCGATTCTTTGGCCGTTGTTATTGCCACGTGTACTGAGGGTACAGGAGCGAATGAGGGTGTGTACACGTTTACATTCTTAGCCCAAACAAGTGCGGACGTTTTACGTTTGTCTTGTAGCGAAGCTGGTTATGATGACACGGTACTTGAAACGGTTGCAATAACTATTCCATAATCTTTGAATTATGAGTACGTTTATTAAGATCGGAAACATCGAGTTTAACTTTATGGAGTTTAAAGGCATGGAAAAATCTCAATTCGTTGGGTACTATGCCGGAAAACTTACTAACGTCGACATTAATGTGGCTTGGGATATTATCCAGGAGCATATTGCGGGGTTAATGACCAAAGAGGAAAAATTCGAGCTTCACAACAAACGCCAAGCGTTGAAAGTGAAAAAAAAGTAATAAATAAACCCCCTTGGTAATGCTTGGGGGTTTTTTAAATTAGGTTTGTTTATGGATGCGTTGATTCAATTTTGCGATAATATCATAAAATTAGATATTGACGAATTATTAGCTGAAATATACGACCGTTCGGAGTTTAAAGAGCTGGTTGCTAAACTAAACTTACAGGATCAATTATTTGCCAAAGGGATAAACAGCAAAGGAGTAAGCCTTGGCGAATATGCTGAAAGCACAAAAAAGAAAAAACGAAAAGATGGATTGCCGGATGATCGGATTACTTTATTCCAAAGTGGTAATTTTTACGACACGATTGAAATTATTCCAGACAATGACGGGTTTTGGATCGTTATGGATGGACGCAAAAGGAATACGGATTTATTTGTAAGGTATGGCGAGGATGTATTGGGATTAACCGATGAAAATTTTGAGCCGTTAAAAGATTTGATAAATGAGGAACTTGTTAAACTTATTCAAGAAAAGATTACTGACATACGATAGTATTGACGAGTTGCCGTTGTGGAACTGGGTGTTAATTCATAACAAAAAAGACACAAAGTACATGGTTAAAGCACGTGAATACGATCGTATTAAGGAAAGCTTAAGCACGCAGGTTGCTTTTGAAAGGTGCTATCAACAATATTTTGATAAATATTTGATTACAGACGACCTTATTCGGTTTGTTGAAAAGAAAAAAGAGATCGCACTATTGGAAGCCGAGGCGTACATGAATAATAGAATGGCGCAGTTAACGCTTGCCGAGATCAAAAAAGAAGTGTTTATCCAAACGTATGGAGCGGATAAATTAAGTGACGAACCCAATGGAGAAAAAAAAGAGTTTGATATTGAAACAATTATCTCGGCGGTTGAAAAAGGTTTGGGTTTTATGATTGACAGAAAAAAAATGTCGGTCGATTCTTTTTATAAACATTTGACTAACTTTGTAAAAGATGGCAAAAAAAATAAAGAATAGTGATATTGTAGACGCAAACCTGCTCGGATCGGTAATTAAGAACGCCGAAACGCTAAAGGAGCGTATTGTCGCCTTGCAAAAGGTATTTAAAGACACGCTAAAGGTACAGGCCGACTTTTTAAAAGCCACTAAGGTTGTTGACTTCAATAGTTACAAAGACTTGTTAAAAACACTCAAAGCCGTAAATAAAACAACTGTTGACCTTGTAAAAACTGAAAAAGAAAAGGCCGTTTTAGAAAAAGAGATCGA